GAAAAAGAAAGAACCCGTGCGCAACTTCGTGCAGAGAGATTGGATACTTCATCACTATACACATGGATGGATAACTCCATCATGTCCTTGGGTGCATCTTTTGACAATTGGCGTTTTAAGGATGCGCCATCAGCGGAAGTTTCTTCATGCATAGAAGCAATTGCTGTGGTATGGTCGGAAATTGAAAAGAGGAAAAATGAACGAAACGTGTAGACCACCAGAAGAACTAAAAATGGATAAAGTAGTAGCGATGCTGAGGAAGATGGCAAACGACATTGGATCGTTTCCACGCAACAACATTATTAAACGAGAGGACTATCGTCTGATTGCTGATGTTGATGACCTTTATAACTTCTTAATTTGCGTTGAGGATCTTTATGAATACCACAAAGGATTAGTACGCCCAACAGAAGTCCACCCTGATCAATTATCATTATTTGAGATGTAGTGTATCCTTATATGGATGAGCGAAACACTAACTGACGAACAATTACCAGAGGATTTAGTTGAAGAATTAGATGAAACCTCTGCTGAATTTGTAGAGCAACTCGTCACAAAACTGGTTTTGTTTACGGAACAATTCTGTGACGTTGAGTTTTTCCCTTATCAAATACCCATTGCTTATCGGGTAATTGAATCCATTGTATTAGGTGATGGCGAAGAAATAACATTAGTCGCAACTCGCCAGAGTGGTAAATCGGAAGTAATTTCTAATGTGCTTGCATCCATGATGGTGATACTTCCCAAATTAGCTCCTGTATACCCAACATGGTTGTCTAAATTTAATAAAGGTTTTTGGTGCGGTGTATTTGCTCCTGTTGAAGACCAAGCTGATACGGTGTTCAGTCGCATAGTCAATCGTTTGACTTCAGACCACGCTTTGACGTTTTTATTAGACCCAGAAATTGATGACACTACTAAGGCTGGTGGCACGCGAGGTAAGGGAAAGATTTTGGCGTTAAAGAACGCTGGGTCACTATGCCGTATGCAAACCTGTAACCCTAAAGCCAAGATTGAATCTAAGACATATCACTTTGTGCTAATTGACGAAGCTCAAGAAGCAGACGAATACGTGATTGCCAAATCAATCAAGCCAATGTTGGCGTTCAATAACGGAAGCATCATGTTGACTGGTACTGCTTCGCGCACCAAATCTTACTTTTACAAAATGATTCAATACAACAAGCGACGTATGACTAGTAGCAAAAAGAGCATGCGAGATTGTCATTTTGAATATGATTGGAAAGTTGCATCTAAGTACAACCAAAACTATTTGAAGTTTATTGCCAAAGAGAAGCTCCGTATTGGCGAAGATTCTGATGAATTTCAAATGTCGTATTGCAACCGTTGGATGCTTGAAAAAGGTATGTTCGTCACCGAAGAACGCATGGAGAGGTTGTACGAACCATCTATGCCGTTAGTTAAACAATGGTGGAGAACTCCTGTGGTTGCTGGTATTGACGTTGCTAGATCCAACGACTCTACGGTAGTAACCGTTGTCTGGGTGGATTGGGATCATCCAGACCCATTTGGTTTTTACGAACATAGAATTTTAAATTGGTTAGAAATTAACGACCAAGAATGGGAAAGTCAATACTTTCAAATTGTTGATTTTCTGCGCAATTACGAAGTTTGTAAAGTCGCCGTAGACGCCCAAGGTGTTGGTGGTGCGGTTGCCGAACGTCTTCAAATCCTACTGCCCCATATAGAAGTAACGGCTACTTCTTCTGATTCAAAAAGCCAAAATGAGAGATGGGTGCATTTAACGGAATTAATACAGAGAGAACAACTTATTATCCCAGGGCATTCAAAAGCCCGTCGTACTAAAATGTGGAAAAGATTTAATCAACAAATGAACGATTTGGAAAAGGTTTATAAAGGTCCATATATGTTGGCAGAAGCCCCTGACGAAAAAGGAGCTTTTGACGACTACCCAGATTCCCTTGCTTTGGCATGTTCTACCACATTGCACGATACCATGCCCACAATCCAAGTTGGAGAAAACCCGTTCTTTAAATAATGGTATTCTTTAATATCCGATTAACTCTAAGGAGTGACACATGACAGTATCACCAGTACCTATGTTCCCAGAAACGGGTCGTAACGAAATTATGTTTGAAGGCGAGTACGCCCCAAGCATCCCAGGCAACAAGGGTCCGCTTCGCTTTGAAGAAGGCGTTGCTACAGACACCGACGTTCCAAATGACTTTGCTAAAGGCGCATACGAGGACACAGCTCCATCGCCAATGCGCATGAACCAAAACAACCCTGAAATGTTCTACAAGCATGCCGCAGACACTATGCGCGAGCGTGCACACGTAGGTTCAGCCTCATGGGTTGAAGCACCATCAGTGCTTAGCGAGTTTGTGGAAGGTGCCATGGCTGGCGACGACATGCCGAAGTGGGAGTACTCCTACAACAGCGGTGGTCACATGAACCGTCCAAACGTAACTGTTGTTAGCGACTAACAATGGAAGGCGGAACAGCTTCCGCATCTGAGTCCGGCGGTCTTGCATCTGGAGACAGCGGTCTCACAGGAACGCAAGAGCTATCTGAGAGTATTGCGCAAACCTACGGGCTAAGTCCTATAGGTGCGTTTAGCCCACGAGGGTACCAAAGCAGGAAAGGTATTTTTAAAAACCTTGTCTTGCGTACTCCACCAGCATCTGCTGAATTAAGAGAACGACGACACCCGTTTGTACTTAACTCCTACTTAAAAAATACATTGGGAGTTTCTGTTTATCAACCAACTGGTTACGCCATGCCCAAGAACCTAGCGGGTTCCGGTCTGCAACCAACAATGCTTTCTAATCAACAATTTTCAGAAGAACCCGTAGACCCAGTTGATTCCGCATTTAGTACACAATCTCCGCATTTAGACGCTGGTGTTCGTGATGTTAAAAAACCGGAAGAAGAAGGACGATTGAGCAAAGAAACCGATCTTCGTCGTCGTGCATTGCATGTTGAAAAAGGTCGCAAAGACAAATACGACTACGGGAGTTAACAACATGGCACGTAAGTATCTAGAAGACATGCTTAAAGAAGTAACTGTACGAGACATTGAAAAAGTACATCTTCCGTCAGCTTATGCCCTTCTTCAAGAGGAAGGACGCAAAGCTGGTGTGTCTCCAAAAAGCGAAGTTAAGATGCTTAGTAGCAGTGTCAAGTTTGATAAACCTTATCCAGGTTTAGACGTTTCCCAAAAGGGAATGTACCTTATGCCAGCTGGTAAAGGTGGTTGCGCCGATGCTTGCAAAGACAAAACAGCAGGATGTTCAGCTGCATGTCTGCACAATTCTGGTTTTCAGTCATTAGCACATCAAACAGCAAGAACTAATTTGTTTAGACGAGATCCAGCAGCTGGACTCGCTGTAGCAGCTTTTGAACTACACACGCATGCAGAAAATGTTCTTAAGCAAGGAGGTCTTCCCTCAGGACGTCTTGATGCCACTAGCGAGCTACATATTGAAGACATTCCAGAAGTTGGAGATTATGTGTGGGGAGGACCTGGCGGTAAATACCAAAAAATACAAAAAACTGGTCCTGCTAAAGGTCTTCCACACCTTATCGGAAGTGAGTACGGAAAGCGTTATGCAAAAGAACCACTTGGTGGTCCTACACCAAAACCTGGTCAACCAAATGTTTATCGTGCACCTAGTTGGAGTGAACGGCTTACAAGAGGAAGAGCACTTGAATTAATTGGTGAAGGACATGATATTGCTTTGCCCGTAACTAACATTAAAAAGAAAGATCGCCCAACACATATAAGTATGCAGTTTGGTACTGGAGAAGAACCGTTATCTCTTCCAGTTTCTGATTTTGACGAACATGATATTACCTTTTTACGTAATCGTTTTAAACCATCTGGAGAACCTGGTGGTGCAGGAATCCTTAGAGAGAAGCGCCCAGGATTTGACAAGAAACGCCCTTCTGGTTCTGAGCAGGCTGCAGCTCGTTTCCTTCGTCCACATCCTGTAGAAACTCCTGTTGGTATGCCAACTAGGGCTAAGGCTCGTAAGCAGTTGTAATTATGACTGACGCTTGGGCAATAGTTATCGCTGCGTCTATTCCTGTTTTGGCTACAGGAATTGGTTGGGTAATAAAGCTTTTGTTTAACCTTTCAAAGACAAACAGAGACGACCATAACAAGGTTATGGAAGAAATGCAAGTTTTGACAAAGAGTGTCAAGAAGGTAGGAAAGAAATTAGATAAGCACATAGATTGGCACATGAATGAAAAATAAAGATTTGTTTGTTAATGTCCTTCTTAGAATCCTTGCAACCTTTGCCGCATCGGGTTTGGGCGTAATTGGTGCAGGAGCCATCGCTGGAGTTCCGTTGTGGAAAGCTTGTTTTATGGCAGGAATTGCAGGCGTGGCATTTGTTGTTGAAGGTTTATCTCGTTCATTCTTAGATGATGGTAAACTTACGCTTTCTGAAATCAATGACGTCTTCAATAAAGTAGACGGAAAAGATTCAACAGTAGAAGAAAAACCAACAAAAACAAAGGCTAAACAATGAGCAAAGTTGCTTGGGATTATATTGTTCCTATTAAAATGCCAGCCGATTTGAAAGGAATTGAACCTGGAAAACTGCCCGAATCACTGCTCAGAGCAATCCCAACAGGAGGAAAACTCCACTGGCTTGCAGCAAATGCATGGAACGCAATGGTCGCCAAAGCCAAAGCAGACGGAATTGAACTCAAGCCCACGTCATCTGGCGACCTCTATCGCAGTTACGAATCGCAATTGGCAAGTTTTAAACAGCGCTACGTTTTGGAACCAATTCAGGGAACCAGCACAAAAACATTTGAAGGAAAAACTTGGTACCTGAAAAAAGGTATGGCAATGCTTGCCACTCCTGGGAAATCAAACCATAATCTTGGTATTGCCGTTGACGTGCACTCAGCAAGTGAGCCAAAGCGTCTCAATTGGTTAATCGCCAATGTTAAAGATTTTGGATTTTCATGGGAAGTGGTTCCCAGCGAACCCTGGCACTTGCGCTACGTATGTGGTGATACACCACCTCCAGCCGTTGTTGCCTTTGCTGCTGGGCAACCAGCACCTGTTGCCAGCACAGCAGCAGCTCCGGTAGCTGATGTTTCTAAAGATGCAAACAAAGAACTTCAACAAGCCCTCAAAGACAAAGGTTTCTACAACGGGGCAATTGATGGCGACCTTGGTCCAAAAACTCAAGAGGCTGTCAAAGCGTTCAAAATTGCAAACAAGCTTAACGCCGACTCCGTCGTTGGTCCAAAGGTAAAAGAACTTCTCGGATTGAAATAGACATTACAACACTCTGTTGACGACCCGTCACTGAGTTGATAGTATGCCTATATGCGGGTTTCAGACATTGATCTAATTGTTTACTTTCTACGAAAAGTCTATCCAGGGAAAATGGAAGAACAGACGTTAGTAGACTTAATAGACAAGCTGTTGTTGGAAAAGAAAAACAAGTTGGCTAAAAAGGAACCGAAATGACAAAAGGTACACAAGAAGAAACACTGCTTTCTAAACTAGCAATGATGTCACAGTCAGTTGAAGCACCTTGTCCATTGGGAAAGATTTACAAACAATTGGACAAAGAAACAGCAAAAGCTTTTATATCTGCACTACAAAGCCCTGCTTCATCAAGTCAAATACATAAAGCATTAATTACAGAAGGATTTTCAATATCAAGAACCACAATCAATCATAAACGTCATTGTTTTAAAGCGGGAACAGATGATCAATGTTTATGCTTTCCGAATAACTTGGAGAACAAACAATGAGTAACTTGCAAAGCAAATTAAATAACATCACGTCTGAACAAGAAAAGAAACAACGCAAAGATAAATTGCTTAGTTCTTTAGCAGACGTATTGCTTGAAAAAGACATTGATGTATCGGAGATAGGTGACATTAAAAAAGTTACTGTTACACAGCGTTTTTCTAAAGACAAAGAGGGCGAACCTCAAACCCAAGAAACAGTTGTTGT